GGAGCAGCAGCAGGCGCAGCTGGCGCAGATCCTTGAAGCGGCGCCGGCCATCGCCAACGCCGCCAAGAGTGCGGCGCAGGCTGGCGCGATCGACGGGGGCACGACGTGATGCACAAGGCGAGTTTCGATGCTGTACGGGATCGCTTGAGGGGGCACAGCCTTTCCGAAGAGCAGCCCGACCAACTGATTGCGGATGTCAACGCGCGTCGCGAAAGCCGCTCGCCCCAAAGTACCACTTTGGAGCGCCAGCTTGGCGCTTGACCATGAAATCGACGTGCTGGGCGCGCGGCAGGACATGGCGCAGCAGGCGATGATGCGGCGCGCGGCGCGGCGCATGAAGCTGATCGTGCTGTTCAACACGGTCCGCGCCTATCGCGCGCTGTTCCTCGACGAGCAGGGAGAAATCCGCCCCGAGGCGGTGACGGTGATCGGCGATCTGGCGACCAAGGGTCGGCTGGGCGTGGTGGATGATCCGGGATCGAGCGACGGCGCGCTGCGCGAGTATGCGGGGCGGCGCGCGATCGTGCTGCACCTGCTGGCGCGGCTCGACCTGTCGGGAATGAGATTGCGCGACCTTGCGCGCAAAATGCGGGAGGCAGAAAATGAGTGAAGCGATGGGCGCGCTGGCAGGGGCGCCGGCCGGCGCCGCACCGGGCGGGGATGGCGCGCCGGCCCAAACGCCGGCACCGGGCCAGACACCGGCGCCCGGTCAAACGCCTGCGCCGGGTCAGGCGCCGGCGCCGGGGGATAGCGCGCCGCCAGCTGGCAGCACGCCGGCAGCGGCGACCGACCGCTGGCAGGACAAGTTCCTGCCCGACGAGCTGCGCGGTGACGAGACGCTGGGGCGGTACCAGTCGATCTCCGACATGGCGAAGGCGCTGCTGGAAACGCGCACCTGGGCGAGGGGACGTGTGGCGATCCCCGGCGCCGATGACGAGACGGGCTTTGCCGAGTTCGTCGGCAAGGTGCGCCCGGCCGAGCCGAAGGATTACAAGATCCTCGGACCGGATGGGAAGGAAAGCGAGACGGGCGAGGCGTTTCGCCAGACGTTCCACGATGTCGGGTTGCACCCGATCCAGGCGAGGATGCTGACCGAGAAGTGGAACCAGTATGCGAGCGATATCGCGAGCCAGACGGCGCAGCGCGGCAAGGATGATCTGACCGCGATCGAACTGGACATGGGCACCGCGGCCTATCACCAGCGGCTGGCAGCGACGAGCAACATGCTGTCTACGCTGGGCATCGACGGCGTTGAACTGGTGCCGGCGCTGGAACAGGTGGCGGGTGCCGGCAACGCGATGCGGGCGTTGTTCAAGCTGGCTGAATCGACCGGCGAACTGGCGAAGGTGGATGGCGATACCGTGGCGCTTCATTCGGGCGCGATGACGCCGGAAGCGGCGCAGCGGGCGCTGGACGGCATGGCGGACAACCGCGATCCCGGCTTCCAGGATCGGCTGCGCGATCCGAACTCGCCGGAATACAAGAAGCGGCAGGCGATGCTGGGCGTCATCGCGCGCTCCCGCGCTGGCGGTGGTTGACACATAGTCTATTTTTGACGCATCAACATGACATGCCGGGCGGGGGCAGCGTGGAGCGATCCAGGCGATACCCGCCCGGCCCCGTTTCCGGCCTTCCCGCCAGCCTGATCGCAGGTGCGCGGCCCCGGATGCTTCCGGCGAAAGTCGCCGCGCGCAGGGGGGCGTCATCCCCGAGACGGCCCGGTTTCCGCCCGCCACGGGCGCAGCCGCCTTCCCGTCGACCATTGATTTGATCGACAGCACGGGAGGCCATTATGGCAGAGAATTACGCGCAGACGCTGCGCGAAGTGGAATACACCAACAACGTCACCCACGAGCTGCGGCAGGAGCCGGGCGTGCTCATGGGCTTGGCAGGTTCGACGGCCAATTATTTCGGCAAGAAGTCGGCGCGCATCGAGAGCCGTTTTGGCCGGATGCAGTTGCAGGACAAGACCACCCGCAACGGCGACACCAACAATACCGACCCGAACGCCGACAACCGGTTCATCCGCAAGCCGGGCAGCGCGAACATCGCGCCGCTGATCGACCGCGACGATGTGGCCGCAACCAGCGTCGGCCTGAAGTCGCCGATCGTGATGGAAACCACGCTCGCCGTGCGCGCCTATCATGATGACATGATGCTGCGGGGCTGGTGGGGGCCGAGCTATGGCGGTGAGACGGGTGAACTGACGATCGCATTCCCGGCCGGCAACAAGGTTCCGGTGAACTTCGGCGGTGCGGCAACCGGGCTGACCAAGGCCAAGCTGATCGAACTGCGCCGCGTAATGGGTAACGCCAATGTGTCGATGCAGCTGCACCGGCCGATCATTCTGGTCGATCCCGACGCGCAGAGCGATCTGCTCAACATCCCCGAATATGTGAACATGGATTACGCTAAGACGGGCGGCGCGCCGCTGGAAACGGGCGAACTGAAGCCGTGGCTGGGCTTCCGGTTCTTCGACGTCAATCTGGCCGACGCCGAGGCGTTCCCGCGTTCGGCGCCGTTCTTCCGCCAGGCCGGCGTCAACCGCCTGCCGGTGTTCATCCCGTCAGGCATCCATCGCGGTGTGTGGACGGAATTCTTCGGCCGCATCACCGAGCGCGATGACAAGCAGTTCAGCGAGCAGGTCTATTCCGAGGCGGAAAGCACGGCGGTCCGCACCGACGATAAAAAGACCTGGTTCGTCGAAACCAAGCCGGCCGGCGCCTGACCGGAGCGGGCGGGGCGGTGACGCCCCGTCACGGATCGCGACCAACAGGAAGGATTGAAGGACATGGCGGACATTTACGGCACGGCATTTTCGGGCACCGACCCAAGCAAGCTGGCACCGGGCACCAGCCACGACGCGGGCGTGCGTCGGCATCGCAATACGGTGAGCCTCGCGACCGAGGGCGGCGGGACGACGAACAGCCTGATCATCGGCAAGGTGCGCGAGGGCAATTGCGTCGAGGGCGTCGCGCTGGCGTCGGACGTGGCGCTGTCGGGCGTCAATTTCACGGTCGGCACCGACGCCGAGCCGGCGAAATATGTCGCCAGCGTCGCCGGCCCCGGCGCCGGCGCCACGCTGCGCATGACGATCAAGGTGGCGCAGCTGGCAATGGACCCGCTGGAGAAGCCCGAGACGATCAAGCTGTTCCCGAGCGCGGCGCTGCCCGCATCGGGGCTGATCGTCGCGAGCGTGTTCACCAGCAAGCGGTGACGCGATCGGGGCGCCGGGCCAGATCCCGGCGCCCCGGAGGCGGGCCGGGTATTCCGGCAGCGGGATAATTCGGAGTGGGAGCACCGCCCGGCCCGTCTCACCCTTCCACCACCATCAATCGGGACAGGCCATGACCGTCGAACTGCCGAGCCAAACGCAGATCGCCAACAATGCGCTGTCCCGCATCGGATCGGGCGAGGTGCTGACCTCGATCGACGATCCCACCAGCCAGTCGGCGCGCCGGGTGCGCAGCATCTGGCCGCAGCTGCGCCGCGCGATGCTTGCGCGCCACCCGTTCAATTTCGCCATCCGGCGCCGGCTGCTCAACCCGGCAGGCGCGGGCACACCGGGAAGCGATCAGCTGCCATCATGGGACGAGGGGCTGACCGGCTACCAGCTGCCGGAAGATTGCCTGCGCTGGCTGCCGCCCGCCGAGGACGATCGCCACGGCTATGAGGGCGAGCGCGAAGGCAATTTCATCCTGGTGCGTGGCCGCTGGCAGCAGACGGACGGCGCGCCATCACCGCTGCCGTGCCGGTACATCGCCGACATTGACGAGGTGCCAACATGGTCGCCCGGCTTTGTCGAGGGGTTCACCGAGGCGCTGGCGAAGCTGCTGGCGCAGCCGGTGACGCAATCGGCGACGATGGCGCAGGGGCTGCACGACACGGCCGAGGAAGCGGTGCGGCTCGCCAAGCGGCTCGACGGGCTGGAAACCGGCCGGCGCCGTCGATCGGGCGTCGCGGTGCGATCGGACTGGTTGAGCGCGCGCAGCCGCGGCTATTCGTCGAGCCATCGCTGACATGGGCGAGACACCGACCCAGACCAATTTCAACGGGGGCGAGATTTCGCGACGGCTGCACGCGCGCCGCGATCTGAACCTGTACGATATCGCGCTGGCGGAGTGCGTCGGCTGGGTGCCGTTGCCGGAGGGTGGGCTGGATGCGTGCCCCGGCACGATCCGCGTCGCGCAAGCGGCCGGGCCGTGCCGGCTGATCCCGTTCGAGTTCAGCGAGACGCAGGGCTATATCATTGAAATGAGCGCCGGCCGCGCGCGGTTCTACACCAACGACGTCAGGATCGAGGCAGGCGGGGCGCCGGTGGAAGTCGCCATCCCCTATGCCAAGCCGGTGATCGACGCGCTGACGCACACGCAAAGCTATGACGTGCTGTACCTGTTCCATCGGGCTTACCGAACCCGGATGCTGGTGCGGATCGACGCCGACAGTTTCGACCTTGAACAGCTGACGCTGAAAAACGGGCCGTTCGAGAGCCGCAACACGGACGAGGACATTTCGGTTTCCGCGAGCGGCGTGTCGGGTGTTGTCACGCTGACGTCGACGGCGCCGATCTTCGCGCCGGGTGATGTTGGCGGGCTGTTCAGCATGGAGGCCGACGACTTCGGCGATATCGCCAGCTGGGAACCAGGCATCACCGTAACGGTCGGCCAGCTTCTGACGTGGAGCGAGCGGGTCTACCGCGTCGTTGGCGGCAGCGGCCGCACGGGCACCGTTGCGCCGATCCACGGCGAGGGCGTCGAATGGGACGGTATCGGGCGCGGCAACGATATCAACAACAGCCCGGCGGGCGGCGTGCAGCTGGAATATGTCTGCGATCGCTTCGGCATCCTGCAACTGACCGGATACACCAACGCCACCACGATGACCGCGACGGTGCTGCGGCGCCTGCCGTTCACCACGTCGAGCAGCTACGATTACAATGGCGGCTATTACGATCCCGAATGGGGCAGCTATCAGCCGCCAGAAGGGGCCGTGACGTACACGGCCGGGACATGGCGCTGGCGCTTCGGATCGTTCAGCGATCGACGCGGCTGGCCGACCTGCGGCGTGGTGTGGAACGAACGCCTGATCCTGTGCAAGGATTCGACGATCTTCGCGAGCGTTGCCGGGGATCTTACCAATTTCGCCAGCCGCAACGAGGAAGGCGACATCAGCGCGGACATGGCGTTTCAATATACCCTGTCCAACCCGAGCCCGATCCGTTCCGTCGTGGCCGACGACAAGCTGCTGATCCTGACGGGCAGCGGCATGTTCGCGCTGGGGCCGTCCAACCAGGCGCAGGGCGTCGGGCCGGGAAACGTTCGCGTCGATCGCGAGAACAACGAGGGCGCGGCAACGGCGATGCCGGTGCTGCTCGACGGTCGCACGCTGTACCTGGGCAAGGCGCGGCGCAGCGTCATCGAGGCGGATTATACCGTTCAGCGCGACCGGCAGGATGCGATCGATTTGACCCGATACGCGCGGCAGATCGGCGACGCCCGCCTGATCGAACTCGCCAGCCAGAAGAACCCGAACCGGCTGGTGTGGGCGGTGCGCGGGGACGGCTCGCTGGCGTTCGCCTGCTATGTGCCAAGCGAACAGGCGCTGGGCTGGGGGCGGCGCGAAATTGGCGGCGCGATAGCGCGCTCGATCGCCAGCATCAGCGACCCGGACGGCGAACTGGACCAGCTGTGGATAGCGGCGGAACTGGCCGGCACCTGGCAGGTAATCCGGCTGGCGCCGTTCCGTGGTGATGGCGACCGGGTTGACCCGCCGATGAGCGACTTTGCCGTAACGTTCGGGGCGGGTGAGGTGACGGGGGCGGCGCCGTGGCTGGCGAACCGCGCCGTCGAGGTGCAGGTCGACACCGGCACCGCTACCGAAGCGGTCTATGGCGGGCTGACCGCTGACACTAACGGCCGAGTGGCCTTGCCGAACCCGGCGCTGTCGCATGTCACAGTCGGCATCCCGTTTCTTGCCCGATTCAAGACGCTGCCGATGGCGGGGGACCGCGACGCGGGGAACGGGACTGGCAAGATGCGGCGGATCAGCCGTCTGGTTCTTGATGTGCTGAATACGCGCGGCCTCGGCTTCAGCGTTCAGGGACAGCCGTGGCGAGATATCGAGGAATTGCAGGGCGACAGCATCGTCTTGCAAGGCTTCAAGCCCTATACCGGCATCAAGATCGCCGAAGATTGCGGGACCTATGATCGAACCGCGCAGATCGAGATCGCGCGGCTGAAGCCCACCGGGGCAACGATCCGCGCGGTGCAGGGCGCAGTCGAGGTGGAGCGGCGCTGATGCTGCGCGTTGTTCCTTTCCAGCCCGATCATCTGGCGCAGCTGGCTGCCCAGGCCAGCCAGCCCGAACTGGACGGCGACCGGCAGGCAATGGCGGCGCAGCTGTCGATCACCGGCCGCTGTTTCACCATTCTGAACGATGCTGACGTGCTGCTGTGTGGCGGCGCGACCGCTAGCCACGCGGATTATG